AGAAGTATATATTCAGAAGATGTAGATACAGTATTTGCTTTATCATCATACACTGTTGTAACACCTCTTAAATCCCAATCGGTAGACCCATTAGAAAAATCTCCATTTGTTACAATCTCCCCTGAAAGCGTGCTAATATCTTCAATTAATCCTTCAGCGTTAACTCTCGTAGCCGCTGACCCACGCACTACGTCAAAGTCTGCTACCGCGCCTCCTTTTATACTATGTAATTTACCCTCGCTGTGAGCTGTAGGGGTTGTTATGATTGTTGCTTTATCTAGTAAACTCATTTTAGCATTTTTCTAAGTTAATTAATATATTTTGTGTACCTTCTCTGTTCTCGAAGGTAGTTGCTCTAGCTTCTAGGGCCGTTAATAAAGGTATTATAGTATCTGAGATATTAACTACAGTAGACTCTGTATTATCAGGAAACAAAGCGTCAGATTCGTTAACCCCTGTGATAGGCCTTTCAACTATACCTGTATTGTTAACTACTGAAGTGGACTCATCTAAGAATAAGTCTCCCCCGTCGTTTACTCCTGTAATAGGTCTCTCTACGATACCTGTGTTAGTTGTAGTTGACTCTCTGTTAACTAGCATTTCTTTGACCGAGATGTTTGTAATAGAGATATTTCCTACACCGTATATATATAAGTCATCTATATTTGTAGTAGTATATACTGTTATTGTGCCATCGCTTGTGTAATTACCACCATTAGGATATTGTGATGAAAGAAGTCTTGCATAATTACTACTATCTGCTCCACTTAAATCAAAAGTAATCTTATAACTTTTTCCTATTGTTAGAATATTAGTTTGTCCAATTAATGATTGCGCTCCATTATGTATAGCCTTATTCTCTCCAATACTCCAACCCGTTCCAAGTGTCCAATCCGTAGAGCCATTAGAAAAGTCTCCGTTAGTAATCTCTTCGTCTCCTAAAGGATGCACAAAGTTAGCATCGTGTACTCCTACTATAGAGCGTTCTACGATACCTGTGTTAGTTGTTACACTAGTTGCTTCACTATCTAAAAATAAGTCAGACTCATTAACTCCTACTATTGTTCTCTCTACTATTCCTGTGTTTATTACTGCCATTGTTTAATCTTCTTTTAGCCAATCTGACTCGTTAATAAATTCTAAAGCCCTCTCGGTGTCTATTTCTGTTATGTTTAATGTAGAGTTGCTAATCAAGAAAACAGATTCATTTGTAAATACAAGCTCGTTTCCGTTGTTAGTATTGGTGTATATAGATACGATATTACCTACAAACATCTGACTAGTTGACAATCTGCTAGTTAAGTTACTAGACGCATTGTTAGTTACGTCACTTATTTGATTGCCTCCGTATAAGCTACCAAAGCCTTGGACACCTTGCCTATACCATTCTCTACCTACTTTTGGATATTTTGCTTTTATGTACATTATCTTTATTTAAAAACATTATTTTACTCTACTAACCCCCCTCTGTTTAAAGAAGGGGTCTTTGCTTTTACCTCTCTTCTACTAACCATTGAGAGTCTAACTCTACAGTCACATTAGAGCTATCTGTTACATTTATAACCTGCCATATTAAAAAGTCATTTTGAAGCATTCTAACATTAAAAGTGCCATTGAAATAGGCTATATCTCTAGCTCCTTGTAAGTTGTTTATAACTCTTTTTTGAGTGTACTCTATAGTTGGGTTAGCTCCTGAAACCTTCACAAGCTCCACAGCTATCACGTCATTTGAACCTCCGTCTATTGCGAAATCAAAGGAAACTCTAAAGTCTTTAGGGTCAGTTCCTATGTGTCTTAAGACACCTGACTCAGGGCTATCAAAGTGTTGTAAGTCTGAAGCCGTCCAAGTTCCTGCTAAGTCAGAGCCTACACCTTGTACGATAGTGGTCTCAGCTTCTGCCGTTACTTTTAAACTACCACCTACAAAGGTATTGTTCATTCCTACGTTGTTATCCCAATCACAGCAAACACCCGAAGCCACAAGGTTTGGTGTTATGTTTACGTCATCGCTATTTGCTACTCCACCTCTAGTCATTATAACTCCCTTAAATTGTATTGTCGATTCTGTAGGAAAGTTAGAAGGCTGAAAATCAGTAAACGGCTGTAAGTCTCCTAAGTCACAGTTGATATCTGTTAAGAATCTAGAATTCATCTGAAATAAAGTACCTTCTTTGAATAATGGCTCTGTAGTTGTATCACTCATACTTCTAACTATAGATGTGCTTATTCTGTATCCACCTACCCATAAGCCACTAAGTGTAAGACTAGGGCTACCACCAAAACGGCCCGTGCCACTCTCTAGACCTTGCCTGTAGTTTGTTATCTGACCTAAAGAAGTACAATTAATATAGTTTATTCTAGTAAACTCAAAGGCATTAAAACCCGTTGCATCTATAAGCTCGTAAACCTGACTACCTGAGCCTGTAACTGAAACGTAATAATCTAACCCTAGGAGGTTTCCTGAGCCTATTTCTACGCTCTCTGAGATAAACATAGTATAGTTATCCTCTGAGGATATTAAGCCGCTTATATCGAAGCTAAGGCCTTTTATAGTCATACCCGTAGTAGGTACTGTTATTTGAGTAGTTCCTAGGTCTATAATTCCATCAATAAAGTACTCTTTTGTGCTGTCTATTAAGCCTCCTAGAGTCGTGTCCTTGTTTAGTTGGTTGCAAATAATTCTATTGTCTAAAACGTCATCTATTGGCGTAGATGTTTCAGGAAAAATTTTCCATTCTGCCCCGTTCCAAATTCTAGACACACCATTATCTGTATCAAAAACTATACGTCCTAACTCCTTGCTAAGGGTGTTTATTTCAGCTAAAGTGAGAGAGTCAGGTCTAACCTCAAAAGAACTGTTTTTAGTTGTAGATGGTGTCTGCTCATTGTCTACTGTGGAGCTTGTTTGGTTTAAAAACGGGTCACTACCATCATTTACTCCTGTAATCTCTCTAATTGGCATAAATTGTTGTTTTATATATTAATAATTATCTTTTAAAAATTGTTTAATCAGTTCTAGTGTACCGTCTAAAACTTGGTCACTAAAGTTCATATCTGACTTCTCCTTACGTAGTACGTTAGCAAATTTACCTTCTATACTAAAGCCGAAAACTTTATTGTCTTTTACGTAGTTATCCCATACGTCTTTATCGTCAACCTTCATAGACACCATCCAAGTTCCTTCAGGCACTTCTAAGCCGTATTTTTTAGACTTGTCGAACTCAGGGTCTTCTACTATCCAAGATTCAAACACAGTCATATTATTTAAGACCTCAGCGTGCTCTAAGGTAGCGTTATTTTGGTTGTTATTTCTAAAGAAAGCCTCAGCCGTTTTAGCTATGGTCTCCTTTGAAAAATAAACGTAGTATTCCTCTTCTCCGTCTCTTCTGTATATAGGCTTGTCAGGAATTAAAGCAGCGCCCATTAGTATCTGCTTGTCCTTGTTAACCTCAGCCAATAAGACAGGCTTTTGGTCTCCTAGTGCAATGAAGTCTGACTGAATGGCAGGCGTCTCTACTATTGAGATAGCGTTTACTCCTGATAGTATTTGGTCATTTTCGTCTATTAGTAATTCGTATAATTTCATAATTTTACCTTTATTTAAAAACAATATTTTATCCTATACTTGCAATATTTTCTGTGTTACGTGCCAACTCCTGAGAGCTAGTTACGTCCTTATCTACTACAAAGGCTCTAATTGGTCTGCTATTAGCTCCCTGTATAGTGTCAGATATTAAATTAGCGTCATTACTAGTCTGTCCTATTACATTGAAATTAGGAGCTTGTGGAGCTGTAGCACCGCCACCCATACTACCACCGCCACCAAAACGGCCTGTGATTTTTTTCATTTCTTTTTTACTCTTAAGCATATTCTTAATCATAAGACCTGATTGTATAGCCATTATAGCCATTGGTATAGCGTTAAATGGAGGCCCTAGTTTAGCCGCGTTAGCCATACCCTCAGATAAAGCACCTGATTGGTTTACTGCGTCCATAGATAGCTTACCTTCAGCCTTTTGAGCATTCATTTTCATTTCAACCATATAAGTCTTCATTTGCATAGCCATTTCTGCTAAAGCCATCATTTGCTTAATCTTAAACAGTGCCTGACCTATCTTAGATTCTTGACCACTAGCTTCTATAGCTAAGTCTAAACCTTGTGATATAAGCTGTCTTTTAGTCTCTAGGTCTGCTAAGTCCTGCTCTTGTTTTAAAACCCTGTCATTCTCTTTTAAAACAGCCTCCTCGTTAGCGTAGTAAGCCTTGATAGCCTTCCTAGCCTCTTCTTTTTCTGTCTCATTTAGTTTAAGAGTTTCTAGCTCTAATAAGTGTGCGTCTCTTTGTTGTGCTAACTTCTCTGAAGGGTC